TACGTGTATTACGCAAGGTCGCAAGCGTCACCCCAGCGGTTCTTGCAAAGAAGACTGGAATTCCATTGAGCAGCATTTACAAGCGCGTCCACGAGCTTCGCGTGGAATACCACGCCCCAATCGTCAGCGAGACGCGGCTGGTAAAGGGGCAACGCAAGGTGTTCTATCGTCTAGAAACACTTGCTCTTGCGGCCTAACACTTATCGACCAAAGGGGGGCAATGATTCTAGAGCCCCCCTTTTTTATTGCATATATATAACTAGGATTGTAATTATGGAGATACTATTATGGAACTATCAATTCGTGCGGAAGATTTACGTAAAATTAAATTATTTGTAGGCACTCCTCAATATGGTGGAATGGCGTGCGGGCTCTATATGAAATCGTGCCTCGATCTGCAGGCCGTTGCTATGCGATATGGTATGGAAGTGAAGTTTTCGTTTCTGTTCAATGAGAGTTTGATCACACGAGCCAGAAATTACATTGTAGATGAATTTCTGCGGTCTGGATTTACCCATTTGTTATTCCTCGACAGTGACATTCATTTCAATCCAGAAGATGTCATTGCGTTGATTGCACTCGATAAAGAGGTTATTGGTGCGCCATATCCAAAGAAATCAATCAACTGGAATAACGTATATGCTGCTGCTAAGAAAGTTATCATCGAAAAGAAAGTCGATCCAGATAAATTCAATGCTGCCGATTTGGAGGGCGTAACCGGCGATTACGTTTTCAATCCAGTGCCAGGGACCAAACAATTCAGGGTAAATGAGCCACTTGAAGTTTTGGAAATAGGCACTGGTTATATGCTTATCAAACGCCACGTATTCGATAAATTTAAGGAGGAATATCCACACTTGAATTACAAGCCAGATCATTTAGGGCAGGCAAATTTCGACGGCTCGCGATATATCCACGCCTACTTTGATACGGTAATCGATCCTGATACTCATCGATATTTGAGCGAGGATTATATGTTTTGCCAGTACTGGCGAGCTATCGGTGGGCATGTTTGGCTGTGTCCGTGGATGCGCGCCCAGCACGTTGGCACGTATGCATTTACTGGCGACATGGCCCAAATTGCACGTTTAAGTGGGAATCTCTAATGGCTATCATCGGATTCTGTGGCTTCATCAATTCGGGTAAAAGCACCGTGGCCAATATTCTTGTGGCTGAACATGGCTACAAGAAATTAGCCTTTGCCGATACCCTGAAAGATACTGTGGCTGCCATGTTTGGCTGGCCGCGCTATTTGTTGGAAGGCGATACCGATGCTAGTCGGGCATTTCGCGAAGCTCCCGACCAGTATTGGAGTGACCGACTAGGCATGGAAATCACACCGCGCTGGGTGCTGCAAGACTTTGGTACCAGCATCGGGCGCGAATATTACCATCAAAATTTCTGGGTATACTGCCTAGAAAACAAATTGCAATGGCATGACAATGTTGCAATTCCAGATGTCAGGTTTCCGAATGAAGCCGACGTGATTAGAAAATCTGGTGGCTATGTTGTACGCGTTCGGCGTGCGCTTAATCCCTACCCTGTTGAAAACGCTTTGCACATTTCAGAAACGGCTTGGAAGAACATCGAATTCGATTATACCATCGAAAACGAAAAACTATCTGAACTGAACGATAAGGTAAAAATCATGTTGAAAAAACTGCACACTGAGCTATACTCACCAGATCAATAAAATAGGAGTTTATATTATGCAATTGACTGAATGGACGCTTACGGTTCTGAAAAATTTCTCGACTATCAATTCTGGTATAGTATTAGTCCCTGGAAAAATGCAGAGGACAATATCTCCAGAAGCTAGTATATTGGTCGAGGCCGAATTCGAAGACGACTTTCCGGCCAAATTTGGTATCTATGATCTCAACCAATTTCTCGGAAACGTTACTACACTGAAAGACCCTGAGTTGATTTTTACCGACAAGCAGGTAACAATGAGCGATGATACTTTCAGCTTGTCGTATATGTCATGTGAACCGCAACTGATTACCGCGCCACCGAATAAGGCTCTGGTGCTAGAAAAATCAGACGTGAAATTTGAACTGATTAATGCGACGTATACCAAAATGCGCAAGATTGCTTCGATGAATGATTTGCCGAACATGTCAGTGATAGGCAAATCTGGTGAACTGTCATTGAAAGTACACGAGTATAAGAATGACACGTCAAATTATGCCACAACAAAAATTGGCGAGCATAGTGGAAAAGCCTTTATTGCTCGTTTCAAAATTGATAACCTGAAACTAATTCCAGGCGACTATCTAGTAGAAATTAAATTGGAAAAATTTGCCATCTTTACAAATAAGACAAAAGGGCTTAAATACTATATCTCACTCGAAACACGCTAAAAGGAGAACTAGCAATGGCGGTAAATACTTTTGTGAACGTAAATTCCTTGTCTGCAAATGATAAGGAAAAACTGCGGCATGTTATTGTGGACTTGAATGATAGCATGACTAGAAGCGAAGCTGAACATGAGTATCAGAAGGAAGCAATCAACAATGTAGCCGAAGCTCTTAATATCGATAAGAAGATCGTGCGACGAATGGCTAGGACATATTTCAAGGCCAACTATAATACTGAGGTAGAGGAGAACAGGGCATTCGAGGAATTTTATACAGGCGTCTTGAATACTGTTGCAAGCCCCGACCCAACGATTGTCTAGAGGCATTGAATAGATGAATGACATCGAGTATTTGTGGACTGAAAAATACAGACCACGAAAAGTAAACGATTGTATTTTACCAGAACAACTGAAGGAGACTTTTCAGCAATATGTGAACAGTGGTAACATACCTAATTTGATGTTAACGGGAACCTCTGGCGTCGGCAAGACGACGATAGCGCTTGCGATGTGTGAAGAGATGGACTTAAACCATCTATTTCTAAATTCGTCGGAAGAGCGCGGTATGGATACACTACGTAACAAAATCGTTAGATATGCGTCAACCATGGCATTCAGTGGTAACAGGAAAGTCATCATTCTAGATGAAGCCGATAACATTACCCCTGATGCCCAATTGGCATTGCGCGGTGCCATGGAGAAATTTGCCAACAATTGTAGTTTCGTCTTTACCTGTAATTACAAGGCCAAGCTAATCGATGCTATTCATTCACGTTGCTCGGTTATCGATTTTACTTTAAAGGTTGATGAAAGACCCAAAATAGCTTCACTTTTTTTCAAGCGAATTGTACAAATGCTGGCCGACGAAGGGGTAAGATATGAAGCCCCAGCGGTGGTCGCGATCATCAACAAATTTTTTCCAGACTACAGACGAACCATCAATGAGCTACAACGATATTCAACGGCTAAAGGTGTTATCGATGAAAGCGTTTTAGCTCAAATTGCTGATATTCGTAATATGGAAGAGTTGATCAAATGTTTGAAAGCAAAAAATTTTACGGCAATGCGTAAATGGGTCAGTGTCAATTCAGATGTTGATCCATCTAAAATTTATCGCAGAATTTATGACAGTCTATATCAAGTCATGAAACCGAACAGTATACCTGCTGCAGTTGTTATTCTGGCGCGATACATGTATCAGGCAGCATTTGTGAATGATCAGGAAGTCAATCTAGTTGCCTGTTTAACAGAAATCATGGTAGATTGTGAGTTCAATTAGGAGAATAACATGAAAACCTACATTGAAAAGCATCAAGACATATTGATGTATAGCTGTTCCTATTACACGTTGGCTGCACTCTTTTTGACCTATAAGTATCGGCCGCAACCGCTGCCTGACCAGCAAACACCGTCAGTAACTCAAGACCCGTGGTACGGAATTCCTAGTAGACCAAGAATTAGAGTAATCGAGTAAATGGCAGATTTATTCAAGGACATAATCCAATCCATTTTGCAGACCAAAAAGCAAGTGCTCGATAATGAGAATGACTACACATCGTTTCTCGTCAATCGGGCACTTTCTTATCATTTTGACTGCATACTTTACTCCAATGAAATGAACCAACACCCACATCTCGATAAACACATGCAATATGATTATCTCATGGGTACCGTGCGTGCCTACAAACGGCCATTCCAGAAGTGGCATAAAAAGGAAACCAACGAAGACCTAGAAGCAGTGAAAGAATTTTTTCATTATTCGAATGAAAAGGCTAAGGAAGTACTAAATATACTGACTGAAACTCAAATCACAGAAATCAAGCATCGTCTATA